ACAGATGTTGCCGAGACTGTGACTGCTGCTGCCCAGGACATGTTCGTTGGTAAGCCGGAGTTTTAAGACACCCATATATAAACAGTATGTCCCGCTCAATTCGCGTTGCAGGAAGAATGATTGAACTTGCAGGGTTACAGCAAGTTTGGCTGGGAGTTGACCATTTGTGTAACTCCAAAATCACACTGTACTATCCAAAGGGTCCTACACAGACGATTGAATACACGTTTGGGGAGCACATTCAAGCCGAAAAAGACAAGAACACTCTAGAGGAAGCTTTACGCGTCACAACTAACAAAGACATCAAGCGAACAGATATCAAGTAGCTCGGTATATAAGCTTTCTGGATACTGTTGAGTATATTAAAATGAGAACGCCACTGTGTGAACTTATGGACCGGCATAATAGTGACAAGTGCACGCCACATAACTATACACAAGTATATTACAAGCTTTTCAAAGATATGAACCCTTCACATGTCTTTGAAATGGGAATTGGACATACAAACTTTGATTTTACATGCAATATGGGGCATATTCCAAACTATCGTGCTGGAAGCTCATTGCGAGCATGGAAAGAGTTCTTTCCAAATGCAACAATCTATGGGGCTGATATCTACGAACAAGCCGTTCACCAAGCCCGTGAGGAGGGAATTAAGACGTTTTACTGCAACCAGCTTGAGCCCATTGAAATCAACGCTGTGTTCAAAGATCTTCCAATGATGGATATCATTATTGATGATGGATACCACGTATTCGAAGCAAACAAGATCTTTTTTGAGTCAAGTATTAAGCACCTTGCTCCAGACGGTATTTTTATAATCGAAGATATACAGGCAAGGTTCTTTGATGAGTTTCATCATCAGGTACAAGAGTGGAAGAATATGTTTCCTCACTTGAACTTTAAGCTTGTCCAACTTCAGTTTGAACCATTTAAGATTGACAACAACAACCTTCTTGTTATCTCTTCTCGCCCACTAGATAATCTATGAGTTGCCCTTATGCAAATGCGCTTGGTGAACCTGGAATGGTGGGATTAACTCCAGCGTGCTAGTTTTCAATCACCAAGGCATCTCCAATCTGAGCAGCCGATGGTGTAGCCCGATACTGAACCATCCTACCAATCTCTTTCTTTGGAACTGCTGAATCCCCACAATATCTCACAATCGCCTTATACAAATCAAATCCATGATAGCGATCATGGTTATCCATCTTTGCACGGAACATCACTGAAGTTCCATCAGTCTGCTTCATCCACTGTAGAAACACTGGAAACAACGGATGAGTGTACTCATGCTTCGGTCCTTTGGGAAACATATCCCAGAAGATCGATGTAGCAAACCGAACCAAATCAAACGATGACGAAGCGCCAATATGGGGGTGCTTGTTGTCATAAAACGGCTCCATATTGTACTGGCCACCTGCCTCTTCATCTTCCTGAAACTGACTACTCATGAACAGTTTGGGCTCCCTAAGTCCAGTTAAGCGCATACTGAGGATTGATCGATCAAAGTCGATAATCTTCATCAGGAATCCAAATGTCGGGACCTTGTACATCGCTCCACCGTGGCTATAGATACAGTGAGTTTGGTCGGTCTTGACATACATAACATTGTTGCCATGGAGATCATTGTGAGTGAATCCAAAGTTACGCTGAGCATATGCAAGTGCAAATACAACTTGTGAAACCCATGCAACGTGCTTCTCAGGCTCGGGGTGGAGCTTGATCAAATCATAAAAGGTTCCATCGCAAACTTCCATCACGGTCGTCATTACAGGCACGTCTGTAAATGTAGCCCATGCAAATGGCTCGGCATCATCTTCAGGACCATCTTCTTCATTCGTTTCATCCGAGCATGCACAGGATTCAATGTCGTATACGTCATCTTCCGTCGAGTCCTCTTCCTCCATCTCAGGGGACCCAGACGATGCAACATCATACGCCTCTGCAGACCTCTCGGTGTCTGGAGCACTGACGTGATCTGCATCCACATCCTCAATTCCATCTAATGCGAGATCCTCGGCAGTTTCGATCGCAATGCGGGCCCGACGTGTATGGCTAAACTCTGCATCGTGTTCCGCCGTGCGAAGCTTAAGTTCAAACGTCTTTCCAATCTTATCTGCAAACCATCCCTTCTCGGTAAGGTCTTCGTAATCATCCGAGATGTCAATCGTATGTGTTCCTGCAAGACCGGCGTACACACCATACACCTTAGGAAAGTGTTCACATCCAGATTCAGACAGGGCAATCGATGTCATCGCTCCAACATATGCAGCAGTATGGGGGCTCTGCATACGATCCTGCAGATCATCGGCAACATCGGTGCGCTTTGGTACTCCAAAGGCACCATAATCACCTCGCATCGTCTTAAAGGGAGACAGAATCATAGTGGTCTTGCGATGCACCGGAATAGTCTGTCCACGAACCTTGACATGCGTTTCGTCCACAATGGACTCAATCGGAAATTCAAGCTTCACTCCATAGTCATGGAGTCCGGCGAGGTTCTCCGTCTTAAAGAGCTTTTCAAGGCAAGGAAAGAACGGTTGCATCGTCTTCATTGACCAAAGCGTTCCATCCAACTTCGGTATACGATGGATCTTCAAAGATACGGGCGTCGTTCGCAGATCCTTTCCCATTGTGAGATGTCTCGGCGGGGAAAGTTAAAAAATAAACGACGAGGAGAACAAGATGACGCAGAACTTCAATCTTAAAAAGTTCAATATGGAGATGATCAAAGAACGATGTGGAATGGACTCTCGTAAAAGTCCCATGATCGTGATCATTGGAAAGAAGGATACAGGTAAATCTTTCTTAGCTCGTGATCTTCTGTTTCACGTTCAAGACTCGTTTCCCGCAGGCATGGTGATCTCTCCTACAGAGGCTGTTAACGAGTACTTCCAGGCGTTTGTTCCGTCCAAGTTGATCCACGATAAGTACGAACCTACGAAAGTTCAGGCGTTTATCAAGCGCCAGTTCGGTGCAAAACAGCGGTTTCTCAAGTCAAAGGCTACAGGACAACCCTTTGATCCGCGTGCGTTCCTGATTCTGGATGACTGTCTGTATGCAGCCAAGGAGTGGATCAATGAAGAGTCCACTCGTTTCGTGTTCATGAACGGTCGCCACTTGGACATGATGACTATTATCACGATGCAGTACCCTCTCGGTATTACACCCAACTTGCGAACTAACGTTGATTTTGTATTCATTCTCCGTGAGAATATCCTAGGTAATCGTCGTAGGATTTACGAGAATTACGCGGGTATGTTTCCTACCTTTGAGATGTTCTGTGATTTCATGGACCAGTGCACAGAAAACTATGAGGGACTTGTCATTTGCAATAACGTGTCCTCTAACAAGCTTGACGATCAGGTCTTTTGGTATAAGGCTTCAGAGCACCCACCGTTTAGACTTTGCGACCAGTCTTTGTGGGCCGATAACCGACCTTTCCAGTCTGCAATGCTCGCCGCCGATGAGTATAACTCCTCTTCGATGAGGAAGAAGAACGCCCCACCCTCCGTGTGGGTAAAGAAGTCCGGGGGTGATTAGAACCACCTCTGTTATTAGTAGTACGTGGCTCATTGCGCCGAGGTTCAGGAGCAGGTGGCGGGGCTTCAATACCAATCTCACGAGTTGGCTGAGGTTGTTGAGCAACGGGCATCTCTTTAGGTACATCAGCTATAGCAAGTGACTGTTGTACAGGAACATTCGGAGCAACAACTTGAGACTGATCTGTAAGACGAGCTGGAGCAACAACTTGAGATTGATCCGTAAGACGAGCTGGAGCAACAGGTCGCTGAATACTAGGTGTTCCGTTAGTCAGAACAAGATGAGCATTTGGTCCAGCGATTCTAGCAGCCGTTGCATTGCCAATATTTACAATAGCCCCGCCTCCGGAATACAATATTTCACCTGCACCCCTCGCAACAGCAAAGATACCATTAGGTATGGTTGTAAGTATTACAATCGAAACACCAAGTGTTGTAAAAATTACCATACCATTCCAACCGGCATTTCGTAATTTCTGTCGGAGATCGTTTTGCTTTCGCAACTTAGATGCTGCTTCACGATATGTTATCTTTTTACAGCCGTCTAACTCCCTATTGAGAGAGCATTGTGCAATCTGTCGTGCTCCCTTTTCTGGGTTAATTTTTACCCCTAGGTTTCTCGCTTGATCTAGAAAATTATTTATTATAATTTCCTGTTGATCAGGAGGAGTACCTTTATCAGAAAACTCTTGGACTGCAAGTCGCATGAATTTATCTTGATTTTCAAAAATCTCTATAATCTGAGCACTGCGTAGTTGTCGCTCCTTCTCTATAATTTGCCTATCAATGCGATCTAACTGTTGTTGTCCCACACGATCCAATATCATCGATGCAATAATGCGATTTGCAGATGGTTCCGTAAGAGATGATTGTGTATCTGCATATACATTATTGACGATCGTGGTATAAGGAACACCCTTTGCTAGATCCGCTGCATATGTATTCATATTTGTGGGTTTGCCACTGCGCATTCCTAATGTGACAAGACCCGGTGTTTGCAACAATGAAACTTCATCCGGACGGGATGTTGCCATTGGTTTAGGATTTGGCGTCCGAGTAGCTATGTTTTCTAACGATGTAAATCCTATGGGCTGAATACCTAAAAATTTAGCGTCGTCTTCAGTGAGGATAGCCCCATCTTTGGATGCATTCATGATCGTATACAATTCACTTGGAGTGATATCGCTTAATTCAGATGGACTCAACTCTAAGTATAATAATCTCTGAAGCTCTTCTCTCTGATACGTTAGATCTTTCTCCACAGATTCTAGAGCCGTTATCTCTGCTGCAGCAGATCCACGTGCATATTCAATTTTCCAGTTACCATTGACTGTATCTCTAACCACTGTAGAGTCATACACCCTCCACGATGTACCTGCATTCGCTTCGACAGCCTTCTGACGTGCAGATTTTTCAGATTCTAGATTCAAAATTGTAGCCTGTCGTTTTGCAACAACTGATCGAAGTGTTTCGGCATACTTTACTACTTCGGCAGCATACTGTGATTGTGGTGAGCATTCTGTATTTCCTAGACATAGGCGGCCCATTACAATATCATCTGCAAACATTGACTGAACTTTCTGATTTGCAATAGCCTGATCTGCCTTTATCCGTTGTAACTTAGCAATTTCACCTTTTATTTCTACTGCGTCCTTCATAAATAAATTTGGTTCTCCAAATGCCGGGTCAACAACCCACTCATCAACACTAGGTTTTTCATTTCCTGAGATCATAAATGAGGGAATGATAGCACCTAAAGTTCCAGATATAGTCGGAATTGCAGGTAATACAGAGTAGTCTGGATTTTCATAGGATTCATGAAGATGTGTTCCAGACCATACGGTAAGGGATGTTGCAAGAAGCGCTCCTATTATACTAAGCATCCCACCACCAAGCTGGGTAATTTTTACCGACTGAATGTATTTAATGTAAAGAGGTGTTTCAGAAATACCATCAATGATTCGTTTGCTTCCGTAGATACAGGCTTCTGTAGTGGGACTTTTATCTAGAGAGCTTGAGTTATCCACAATAAGTTTGAAAAACCTAATTTCCTTGATCAACGTATCAGCGTCTAGAGTACTATCTAATACCGGTTCGGTAATTTCAGTAACACATTCAATAAATTCATCACATCCATCATCTATTAGTTTTTTGATTGCTGGATTTTTCAGATCAAGAATCTTAGATATCTTATGTGCATTTGCAAGAGCCAATGCTTTAAGATACTCGTCTTCGTATAGACTCATTGTAATACAAGTCTATAATTTTACTCCCTCATTGCACCCTCGCTAGGGTGAATAGGAGCTGATGCATCCTCAAGCGCCTTCTTGGCATCCTCAAGTGCCTTCTCCTCGGCATTGGCCTTCTTGCGACGCTCGTTCTCCTCCTTCTGCTTCTTGATGGACTCCTCGCGCTGCTCGGCAAAGAACATCTCCTTGTTGGACTCGTTCTCCTTGTACTTGCGCATCAGCTCGTTCAGCTCCTTCTCAGCATACTCCACCTCCGGCATCAGGTGCTCCGAGGGATCCCACGGAAGCCAAGCACCAACCTTGCCGATATACAGGTTGTCCTTGGGGTAGCGGCGCTGGAGAACCTTGGCAAACATCTGCGTCTCCTCAACGGTAGCAAACGAACGACGAACCTTGACACCGCGGATGTTCGTGCGGAACTCAACCTGATTGTCATACATCTCCTGGAGCTCCTTCTCGTTCTTGAGAAGGAAGATCTGATACTGCTCGTGGATGTCTGTCTGCTTGACCTCCTCCTTGCGCACGTTCACATACTCCTGTGCATCCTTCAACAGGTCGTCAATCTTGACGGAGTACTTCTTGGACAGAAA